AGCTATGAAATTTGAAAAGGGAGTGGCTAATAACCGCATCCTAGTAAACATCCCGCCTAACCACGCCAAGTCAATGACTATCACAGTTGACTACGTCACCTGGCAGGTAGCCCGCAATCCAAACTTTAGAGTCTTGATTGTATCCCAGACGCAGCGCTTAGCTGCTGACTTTCTCTACGCCATCAAGCAAAGACTGACGCATCCAATGTATGCAGACCTTCAAAGTGCTTATGCTGCTGGCGTAGGGTTTAACTCTAAGACAGCTTCTTGGCAAGCAACCCGCGTCACCTTTGGTGATGAGCTTCGTGAATCCTCTGAAAAGGATCCTAATATAGAAGCAGTCGGTATAGGCGGCCAGATATACGGCAAGCGTGCTGATATGATTATTGTAGATGACGCAGTGACAATGTCTAATGCTAATGACTTTGAACGACAAATTAAATGGCTTACCCAGGATGTACGCTCACGCTTAAACCCTACTGGTAAGTTAATCATTATTGGAACTCGCGTTGCATCTGTAGACTTGTACCGCGAGCTAAGACAAGAAGAGCGCTATCCGGCAGGTCTTGTCCCTTGGACTTATCTGGCTATGCCAGCTTTGCTTGAACCACACGAAGACCCTGACAAGTGGGTAACGCTCTGGCCTAAATCAGATGCACCCTTTGATGGACAAGAAATAGATGAGCAAGATGAAGAAGGCCTCTACCCTAGATGGTCTGGTAAGAATTTATTTAATGAACGTCAAGCAATGGATACATCCACTTGGGCGCTAATCTACCAGCAACAAGATGTCTCTGAGAACGCAGCCTTTGACCCAGTATGTGTACGCGGCTCTATAGATGGTATGCGTAAGTCTGGCAGATTAGAGATGGGCCACCCAGGTCATCCTAAAGATTTGAATGGCTTTACTTATATCTGCGGTATGGACCCAGCAATTGTGGGTGATACAGCAGCTGTATGTTATGCAATAGATAGGTCTACTAGTAAGCGATACATCGTAGATGTTATGAAGATTACGCGCCCATCACCACAGCAGATCCGCGACATCATTATTAACTGGACTTCACTCTACAGTCCTAGTGAATGGATTATTGAGAAGAATGCTTTTCAGGCTTTCCTTACTCAAGACGAAGGTATCCGTCAGCACCTAGCAACTCGCGGCGTTATCTTACGCGAGCACCATACTGGTAACAACAAATGGGATTCAGGTTTCGGTGTGGCATCTATGGCCACCCTCTTTGGTACTAAGCAAGTAGATGGCAAACACCATCGAGATAACTTAATTCACTTGCCTAGTGATCAAACTGAAAACGTTAAGTCTTTAATTGAGCAGTTAATTACGTGGACGCCTACCACTAAGGGTAAGACCGATATGGTAATGGCCTTGTGGTTCTGTGAGATTAGAGCACGTGAGATGCTTAACTATGGTCAGTACGCTACGCACCACTTAAAAAATCCGTTCCTATCACGGGCAGAAGTATCCAAAAGAGTTGTTGTCAACATTGATGAAATGATTGCAGCACAAAACAAAACATTCGTCTAAGGAGAAAAGCAATGGCAGCAGCAAAGAAAGTCAGCAAGAAAGCAGCATACGCAGCTTTTGAAAAGACAGAACCAAAAGCAACTAAGAAGATGGAACTTAAAAAAGGTGAATCGAAGTCTGAGAAGGCTCGTGAAACTAAAGTTGGTATGGCAATGATGATGAAGAAAAAGGGTAAGTAATTATGATTACACCAAGCTGGAAGACAGAATCAATCGAAGAAGACTACATTGATAAGGGCGCTGTAACAATGCCACAAATCAATCCAGAAGTAGACCGCAAATATGCAGAAGGCAAAGCAATTGCTGCAGATACTGACTTTGTAGAGTGGCCAACAAAAATCCACGCTAACGATTCAGGTATGTAATGATGGATATGAGCGCACCTAAGCCTACTCCTACACCAGTAGCTAAGCCAGTAATCAAAGGCACACAGCCAGACCATCACGTTACTACTCCAGCAAATAATACTAAGACTGCAGCCCCAGTTGGCGCCGCAGCAATTGCTGCATTACAACAGCAAGTTTCTACAACAGGAGTTAAGCAGGCCGCAGTCAATGCTAAGAAAGCTATTGATAAGAAGTACCCAGGCCTTTACACTAAGTAAGGATTACAATTGCTAACAATCAAAGAGGTCACCGCTAAGGTATCTCGCTTACAAACCAAATACGCTCAGCGTGATGGTCGTATGCGTGATGTCCTTTCAGTGCGTCAGGGAGACATCTCAAAAGTCTACCCTTCAATGTTTTCAGAGGACTATCCAAAGCCTCTGGTTGCTAACATCATTGACGTATCTGCACGCGACCTTGCTGAAACAATGGCACCGCTTCCTTCCTTTAACTGTACTGCTTCTAATATGGTCTCTGATACAGCGCGTAAAGCAGCTGACATTCGTGGCCGCATTGCAAACTATTACGTAGATCGCTCTGAACTAGGCGTACAAATGTATACCGGTGCAGACTGGTACAACACTTACGGTATGTTGATTGGTCGCGTTGAACTCGATTACGAGAACAACAATCCAATTATGAAGTTTATTAACCCATTTGGTTCTTACCCAGAGTTAGACCGATTTGGTCGTTGCCTTTCACTTACACAAATTGTTGGTATGGATGCACAGACATTGGCATCTATGTACCCAGAGTTCTATGATGATATTGTAGGAAAGAATCAATACACACCAGGTTCTCCTTATCTATCTCTAGTTCGTTACCACGACAAAGACCAAGATATGATTTACTTACCAGAGCGTAAGAATTTAGTACTTGCTAATACTCCCAACATAGTTGGCGAATGTATGGTTCGTGTTGCTATGCGTCCATCTATTGATGGCGAAGCACGTGGACAATTTGATGATGTACTCGGCGTTCAGTTAGCACGTGCACGCTTTGCAGTTCTTCAAGTTCAAGCTGCTGAGAAATCTATTCAAGCACCTATTGCTATTCCACAGGATGTACAAGAACTGGCTCTTGGACCAGATTCTATTATGCGTTCATCCCAGCCACAAAACATCCGTCGTGTTCCACTAGATCTACCACCTGGAATCTTTGCTGAATCTGGTGTATTAGAACGTGAACTTCGTACAGGTGCTCGTTATCCTGAGTCTCGTGGTGGTAATACAGACGCATCTGTTGTAACAGGTCGTGGCGTACAAGCCCTACAAGCAGGATTTGATACACAAATCAAGGCAGCACAAGCACAGTTTGCACGTATGTTCGTAGAACTTATTGCTCTTTGCTTTAAGACTGATGAAAAAGTATTTGGTAATCAACAAAAAGAAATTCGTGGCGTTGACGACGGCACACCATACACAATGAAGTATATTCCATCTAAGGCAATCAATGGTGATTACACTGTAGATGTTCGTTACGGCATTATGTCTGGTATGAATCCAAACAACGCAACAGTAGCTTTGCTACAAATGCGCTCAGATAAACTTATCTCACGCGACTATGTACGTCGTGAACTTCCTATTGAGATTAACGTAACCCAAGAAGAACAAAAAGTTGACGTTGAAGAGATGCGCGATGCACTTCGTGCAGCTATTGGTCAGACTGCTCTTGCAATTCCACAAATGATTGCACAAGGACAAGACCCATCTAAGATCCTTGCATCTTTTGCAGATATGATTAAGGGACGCCAAAAGGGTTTAACTATTGAAAATGTTGTGGAGAAGGCCTTTGCGCCTGAACCTGCAGCGGCAAATCCAGCAATGGGTATGCAACCTCCAGCAGCAGGTATGGCTCCCGCCCCTGCCTCGCAGCCAAGTATGGAACAACCTGGCGGTGTAGCCCCTGCTGCTGGCGGTGCCCCTCAAGGCGCTCCACAAGGCAAGCCAGATATTGCATCATTGCTCGCATCAATAGGCGGCGCGGCATAACTTCAAGGGAGGTGAAATATGAAAAAAGGAACACAGGCTCCAGCTCCATTCTCAAAGCCAGTTGAAGGCAGCAAAGACGGATCAGTACAGCCAGCAGGCAAGAAGTTGCTTCCGTTTGCGGGAGCACCAAAGCCAGGTAAGAAAGTAAAGAAGTAAATAACTTTATTAGTAAGGAGTGCCGGACGTGCTAAATCACGAAGATAAAGTTCCACGTCCGGTACGTCCTACTGATGGATTAGTTATTGTTGCAGAGTTTGTATATAACATTTGTCAGGTAGTAACTGGCTTAGCAGAATCACTAATGGAACTTTCCATTTACCACTCAAATCGTGAAACCAAAGTAAATAAAATTTGGGATGATTTCACACAAGATTTAGAATCAATACAGGAGGATACAGATGGCGCTTGAAGACGCTACTAACCCAATGCAGGGTGTATCAGGTCCTGGACCTTACGCAAAGCGTACAGATTTACAATATAGCCCAGATACTTATGGTGCAGGCGTAGCTATGGCGCAACAAAAAGCCGGTGC